TTGCTGGTGTTGTCGAGCACCAGACACTCGTAGTTTTCTGTGGTCGCATCCATGACCTGACAGAAGCTGTCGAACGTCGGGAAGACGCCGAAGAACGCCTTGTACAGGTTCTCTCGGTTCTGCCTCACGTTGTCGCGCAGGGCAAACACATAATCGACGTTGGTCCGAATCATGGGTGTCATATCCATGCAGTACTGGGTCGTCATCATAAAGAAAATCTTCCAATGTCGTCCGTTCATGAACAACTGTCTGATCGCAATGTCTCTCATAAAGGCGCGGTCGTACATACAGTCGTCCATGAGCACAAATACCGGCGTGCACTTCCCGGCCGCCAAGAGCTTCTTCTGCCTCTCGATGATCTTTTCGAGTGCATCCTTGTTGTAATCTCCAAAGACGAAGAGATCCGGTATGAATTGCTTGTAGTACCCGTTCCCCTCCTCCGTTCCAGACATGGCGATGCCGGCCGGCAGGTGCTTCTTGTGCCACAGGATGTCAGTGACCAGCGTCGATTTGCCCGTCCCTCGCTTGCCGATGAAGACGCACACCTTGTCGTCTCCCATCTTGCTGGGATCGAACTTTCGGAGCTGTAGAGACATCCTTCCTTCAATTTCGAAACAAAATTGAGGGCGTCCTGGGGCGCGAACAAGGCCGAGTCCTTGGACTCGTGATCCACGGACGCGACCTGTATACCTGAAACAAATATCATACGTTAACAGGAATGTCCGCAGGTTACATTCAGTTGGCCGCCATCGGGCAACAGGATGCTTACCTCACAGGGGAACCACAGGTGACGTACTTTTCGGGCGTCTACAAACGTCATACACCCTTCGTCCTCGAGGCGTACGACATCCCTTTCAACGATCAGGTCATCACATACGGAAAGACCAGCATCTGTCGCATCCCCCCAAAGGGAGACCTCATACGCTCTCTCACGTTGAAAGTCGACCTTCCGGCTCTAGAAAACCCCGGAAACGACTTTACTTGGCCAACCCAGCCAACAAGCGTAAACTTTCCCAGACTCTGGTTCGGGCTCGCCAATGGAAACACCGTCGGGCCAATCTCTGCAGGAACCGGCTTCCAGTATTATTCAACGAACAGCGGTTCACTAAACGCTTGGTTCTCACAGCCGACTACATTTGGTTTCTACGCAACGTATAGCACGTCCCTGAACAAGTTCATCTTTTCAAATTCTTCAGTCGGTCTTTCAAACGTCATCGTTTCGGCGACGGCTCCCCCGACGTCCGCACTTTCGGGCGTGTTTTGGGGGTTCGATCCGGTGAATTACTCCGCGATTACCTCATCGAATCTCATATACAACGCAGTCTCTGGAGTCGTCACGCCAGACTTTACCCTTCAGGAGGCTGGCTGGGTTCAAACGGCCGGGCTCCCAATCGACCCATACACGGGCCTATACTTCGATCTCAACCAGACTATTTCCTTCTCGGGCCTTGCGTTTCTGAACTTTAGCGGGGCGACCGCCTTCGGTTCCTATTGGACGGCGAACGGTCTGCTCCCCATCACATATAAATTGAGTTTGAGCGGGGGCATCCAGTTCCTCTCACCGGGATATTACACGATCCGAGCCGGGTTCAATGTCAATACGGGCGCGTCTATCCAGTCCATGGCGTACGCGACTTCCACGCTCGCCACACAACCGCTGACTCCCTCCTTCAGCTACATTGTCGATTGTGTCGTCTCACCGGACCCGTCCACCCCCCTCGTGATTCCCTTCATCGTCACAGATCCGACCCTTTACTATTACTTTTATGCAACGACGAACGGTTCGCAGATCCTTCCCGGGACGTACTTTACCGTGAGCCGGGCGAACGACATTTACCAGTTTTCGAGCAATATCGCGCTGTCCGGAACCTCCCTCGCGACCCTGCCCCTCTATGGCAACACAAACCCGTCGAACAGTACCATCGCGCTGAATCCCGACTCGACCCTCAATTTCACCGTCAATGGCGAGTACCTCATCACCGGAACTCTGAGTCTCAATGACCCGTCATACGTCTCGAACGTCGTTGTGGGGGAGGGGTCAAACGTCGTGTACGACTACGACCTGTCGCTCCAGGGCCGGAACCCCACCTACGCCTTTTCGATTCCGGTCGTCGCGGACATTACGCGGAATTACTACATAAAAGTCTCCACAAACGGCTCCCTCTCCAATATACTCTCAAACTCCTTCCTGGCCGTCAATCAAGTCGGCGTTCTTTCGGACACGGCCCCGAGCTTTATTCTCCCATACAACGGCGTCCTCCTCCAGACAACCTCGAACGTTCTCACGACCCCCCTGCAACTCAACAGCCCGTACTTTAGTTCAAACACGAACGCCGTGGCGATGATAAATGTGAACTCGAGCGGGAACCTCACGTTTTCGAACGCCATTTCATACATGGTGACTGGCGTCTTCTACACGTCGAACGCCGTCACGAATGTCTCGGTCGCGAGCTCGGACTCGGCGTTCACTCCGCAGGTGTACCCGATCGCTCTCGGTCTGGCCCCACCATACACCGTCTCCATTCCGTTCGTAGTTTCTAACACCGCAGCGACGTATTCTATTTCGCTCGGAATAAATGGCACAACCGCGAACGTCCTGAATAGTACATACGTTTCGGTCGTCCCCCTCTCGTCGAATATCTACTCACCGACCACGTCGACCATTTTCAACTACTACGACTCTGTCGGCACCTACATCATCGCGAATGCGGACCTCAAGATTGGAGGCCAGACGATCCAGAGCATCACGGGCGAATACATCGAGATCTGGAACGAGCTGAACGTTCCATACGAGAACCAGCCGGGTCTGCAGATTATGACCGGCAAGTACGACACCGGGACGTCCGTTCCGCCCCCGGGTCGCACATACTACGTGAACTTGCCGTACTATTTCTATGGAAACCCCGAGCTGTCTATTCCCATCACGGCCCTCGGGCGACAAGACATCGAGATCTGGGTGACCTTTCGAAACTTTTCGGAACTCACGGACATTGTGGTTGAGAACCCGAGCCTGACGGCGACAATCATCACGGAGTACGTCTACCTGGCCAACCCCGAGATTGACTGGTTCCAGAGCCACCGACTCGATTACGTCATCACGCAGACACAGTACCAGGAGTTTGACTTGATCCAGGGGTTCAAGACTGCAGTGTTCGAACTGAACTTTAAGGGACCGGTCAAGGAGCTCTTTTTCGTCATTCAGCCAGTCGGGAACTTGCCGTACGATTATTCGAACAATGGACTCCAGAGCATGGGCATGACGTTCAACGGAGAGGACGCCTTTTTGACGTCGTGCACCGACGCAACCTACCTCGGCGTCATCGAGCCATTCAAACACCACATCAACTTCTTTTCGAGCCCTCCGGGTTCCACCGTTCCTGGACGGCAGTTCTTCATGTACTGCTTCTCGACCAACCCCTACGGCACAACCTCCTCCGGACAGATTAACTTTAGCAGAATCCGCGACGTCTTCGCGACGCTCAACATCTCGGCAACCTTTTCCCCTCCAAAGCAGTTCAGGGTCGTGGCCATGTCACAGAATGTCCTGCGGGTCGAGAACGGAATTGCCGGTCTGATGTTTGATTGAGTTTTTCCAAAAAGTTTTCCAAGACGCAAAAATGTCGAGAGTTTCAAACGGGTTTTACGAGTGGTTTTCCAATTCCAAAAGAGGATTATATACAAATTCTTAAAATAATCTAAATAAGAATTTTCCAATTCCAAAAGGGGGGTACACCCCATTAGGAATTGGAAGTATAGGCCGGGACTTGGCCGCCCGACCACCCCTCACCCCCTTTTTGGAATTAGTCATCTCCAAAAAATCCGGAAGTTGGCTTTCGGTTCATGAACTGCTCAAAGACGGCCTCAGAGCTGGTCGGTCCCACCCATTCTGCGGGCGTCTCGACGCGTTCCGGAAGGGGAGGCCGGACTTCACCTGGTTTCATGCTTTGGAGATGAAACCTACACGCACCACGCTCCTTCAAAGGCCGCCCGCAATTCCAGACGTTGCATTTGGCCTCGAATACAACCCCGAGGTCTTTTGACCCGATACCCATATTGAAACGGATTTCAGACCGCAAGGTCCTCGGAACCTCTTTCAAATGTGAACTGATGGACGTCCGCATGTCCCTGAACATTTCAGACTGGAGAAAGCTATTGAGGACGGCCTGTGTGAACGTTTTAGCCTCGAGGAAGTCGCGACAGGCCGGGTTGTGGTCCCGAACCCACGTACAGTACTTTTCGAACCGAGGCCACGATTCGATGAGCAGAGGAACCACCTGGTCCTGCATCACCCGGTTCCAGTAGACGAGGACAAAGTCACTTGGGGTTGCTCTGACCGCCTCACCATCCTCCATGTAATAGACGTCATAGGTCGCCACGTTGGGCCAGACTGCAAACCTGTTACGGTCATTCAGCTGGTTGAAGATGTGACTGGCGACGTGACGGAAACGAATATGGTCGTTGAGAGACTCCACGAGTTCAGTCAAGTCCAACGACCCAATGTTAGGTGGGACGTACTCGATGTCCCTCGTAAATGTATATGAATCTCTCGAGTCGCACGGATTCTTGCGATCTTCCTCATGCCGTTTCAACTTCCCCTGCGCCCTCGATAGGAACTTCGGGTCCGTGAACTCTTTGAAGCATTTCGGACACTTGACAGAGGCGACCATCTCTACTGTGCTCCAAGAAAAAAAACCTTCCCGAGCCCTCTGTGGCCTGGGTAAAAGTTGTGGTTTTGGGGCAGAAGGTCAGCATGGGTCCGAGTCTCGGGTCGCCGTCGGGTATGTCCTCCATATGGACCCGGCACCGGCCTGATGGTGCACACTCCGGCTCGGAACACCATGCGACTTCGCACGATCTCATATCTATCTATAATCCTTCCTGGTATTTTTAAGTTTCCATAAGTGGAAGGGGGGTGTATTATAATTTCCTAATTTATGGAAGACAAATTGACATAAAACATAGAAAGGGTGGTCACCCTTTTTTAGAATTGCGTCACTTTAGGCCCAGTAGATTCCACGGACCTGATACTATTTGAACACTATATATTCTCAAGTTATGGAAGACAAAATGACATAAAACATAGAAAGGGTGGTCACCCTTTTTTAGAATTGAGTCAATTTAGGCCCGGTAGATTCTTGGCCAAGCGCCCCCGGACCTCCCAAAATCTCTAAGTCCCTAGTAGTATGGCCGGACGGGCAAGTCTGTCGTTCCTCGGCCAGGAGGACATTTCACTGAGCGGCGACCCACAGGTGACGTACTTTGTGGAGAGATATGCAGGGCAGACGCTCTTTGCACAGCGGGTCGACAAGGTGATATTTGACGAACAGGATGTGAGCTTTGGGACCGAGAACCACAGGATCCTGCCCCGGTCCGGGGACCTCATTACCAACATGTACCTGTACGTGGAATTTCCGACCCTGCCGCCAGGCGTGGGCGTGCTGGACTCGGTCGGGACGCTCATGTTCAAGTATGTCGAGATCTATTTAGGAACAGAATTGATCGAACGGCTCTACGCCGAACACATCGAGATGAAGTACGACCTGGAGGTTTCAAAGGGTATGCAACCCGGACTCTCGTACCTTGTCGGAAAGAACCTCCAGTTTTCGACAAACCCCAACGCGTCCTACAACATCCCCCTTCCCTTCTCGACGTTCAGGCGAGGGCTGAGCACGCACGACAAACCCATCACCTTCAGGATCGTCTGGAACGACACAACCTTCTTCACGACCCCTGCATACTCCATCCCAGGGACAGTCAATTCATTCCTGAACATCGAGTACACCTACCTGCCAGACAAGGAAAGGGAGGTGATACAGGGCGCGGCGAGAAACCGCCAGCTCTTCGAACAGGTCCAGCGCATGGATTTCTTCGCACCTCAGGGGTCGGTGAACGTCCAGTGTCTTCTCAACTTTGTCAATCCGGTCAAAGAGCTCTTCGTCGTGATCCAAAACGACTCGGCGCTCGGCTACGACTATAGCAACACCGCCACGAACACGAGCACGACCATCGGGACTGGCGATTCATTGAAGAATTTACAACTGGATTTCAATGGAGTCTCGCGGGTCGAACCCTTCGTGGGGACGGCACAACTCCTGCGAGTCATTCAGGCCATGGAGTTTCACACACGGGTCCCGGACCGACTGTTCTACCTGTACTCATTTAGCCTGGATCCCGAGAGTGAGAGCCCATGCGGGTCCGTGAACCTGTCACGAATTAAGAATCAAAATTTGTACCTGGCATTGAACCCTAGCCCGGCCAACGTGAACATCAGGGTCTACGTGACGTCCTACAACTTCATGGAGGGGACCAAGGTGGTTTTCAGTAATTTCAAGTAGTTAGAGAATCTGTGCAATTTTAGATTAAAATGAAGACTGGTGAGGGTGAGATGGACACGAGC